GATTGTATTTTTAGAAACTCACCTGTCATTTCAGGATAAGTTCTCTCCATATATCTTACGACATCTTGTGTGTCTACTGCTTCTACTTGTTCTTTTGTAGGTGCGTCTTTAATCATTACTTACTCCATATTTTTTTTAGTTGTTTTTCATCTACACCATACTTTGATATAATTGAATATACGACATCTTTACCCATAATGTCAAGTGTTTTTTCAATATTTTGTGAACTTTCTTCAAAATGTTCACATAATATGTCCATAGCCCACTTTTCTATCTTGGATTTCTTCTTAGATTTAGTATATCTTAAGTATGTATTTCCTCTTGGTAGTAGATTTGTATAGAATTGATAAATTGTTTTTGGCTTCAATTCCCAATATTGTTGTATTTCATTTACAACTTCTATCCACTCGGCTTTCATTGATAAAAATCTATGCACCATATAATTAGACCAAGTTTTCTTATCTGCGTCTGTAATGTTGTCCCAATATAATTGGTTCTGAACATTAGTAATTTGTTTTATATGGTCAAATAGTGTTTTTGTTTTCATAGTGAATAACCTTTTAGATATAAATAAATAGTAATGTCAATAGTCAAAATGTAAATTATTTACCATTGGCCTGTAACAGCGGTTCTTGGTAAATTTATACGATATTTTTCATAATTTATGGAATCTAAATATAAATCTTTTACTTCATTGTTTTGAATAGAATATGATTTTTCAAAGTTGCCCTTAACTTTGTAAACTCTGTCAACATTTAAGTCATCTACACCTTTTACATCAATAAAAGGTTTATCTTCATCATCGATATGTATTTTAAATTTTAAATCTAATTCAAAATCTGATTTTTCATTTGTCTTAAAATTAAATTTAAAATTATATCGAGTGTCTTCTAAATTGAATACTTTAAAGTTATCCTCAACATCAAAGGACAAATCTATATTTTTGTGTAAGTTATGTAGCACCCAACAAAAACCTCTAACTTGGTCAATGATTGAATTTTCTAATGTATCTTGAAATGTCTCGTCCCCATTAACTGGCGTTAGCCAAGATGTATTATAAATCTTATCATCTGTTACATTATCTTTGACACCATCACTTTTAAATGTATGAGATGTTTTATCTAACGCCCAAGATTGTGGTTTAGGCATTTTAGAATTTTTCCAATCGTCAGAATTTTGATTTTGCCACTCCTCAATATCCATAACTAAACCTCTACGATTTATATTGAATAGTTTTAAAAAGTAATCAGTCAAATGTGCTCTTGTGTGTCTACTAAATATATTGTTTTTATAATCATTACTTATCCAATTTTTTAACAAGCTCTCATCTTTTGAAATACCAAACACATCTTTTTGTGTCGCTAATGGTGTTTCAACCAATACATCAGTTCCTTTCATAACATTTATTCTACCACTTCTTCCTACATCTGGCTTAAAATTATGTTTTACATCAAATAAAAACTTCAAACTACTAACGAAATCTACATTAGTTTCTCTTGGAAATCCTGGTATCCAACCAGCGTCAAATGTTATTTGGTCATCTTTTGTGACTGCATTTAGATAGTTCCTAATAATTTCTGGTGTTTGTCTTTTCTCCATTAAACCTAATGTTTTTGCCACCCCATTTTCAACACCAATGTTCATATAAACTAAACCTGATTTTCTAGCTTCATCAAAGAATTCTTCATCCATTTTTTTATGTGTTCTAAAGTATCCACCATATCTAATGCCAGACAATTCACCTTTACTAATTAATTCATTTAATGTATCGACTAATCGTTTATAGTTTTTTATTGAACCATTAATCAATGAATCAGTAAACCAAAAGTTTTTTGCACCATAGTTTTTGTTTAAAAATATTATGTCTTCTATAAGTTTTTCTGGACTTCTATATCTATACATTCTTGTTTCACTACAAAATGTGCATTTGAATGTGCAACCCCTCGACCCCTGAATTGGTAGTGTTAATTCAGGTCCAAAATCATTTACATATAAGTCTTCTTGTCTTAACTTTGTGTATCCTTTCAAAACCTCTTTTGACCAAGTAGGTGTAGATAAATCATTTAGTCTCATAATTTGTAACATACCTGTATAGATTGGTGTTCTTCCACTGCGACCTTTTGGTAAAACAGTTGGTAATGATGGTCTTAATTTATCCCAAGTCCAAATACCTTTAACATCTTCATAGTTATTACTACCATTTACAATACTTTCTGCTAATTCAACGATAGTGTTTTCGCCCTCATTAGTTCCACAACCAACATCGACAAATTCTCTATACATTACTTTAACTAATGATTCCTCTAATTCACTTCTTTCACCACCACCTATATCTTGATTGATACCTGCTTCAACTAATCCACCATTTTCTCCATACCAACAAAATGGCCCACCATACCAAATCTGTATGTTTGGATTCAATTGTCTTAAATACCTTGCTAAAAAGTCTGTTGTCATTATGTTAGATGAGTATGTTGTAAAAGCTACAACATCATACTTTGAGATTTCATTTATGATATCAAACCAAAAATCTTTGAATAAAGGAATAATCTGTTCTCTAAAAACTTTTTTAGTTGACCAAGGGTCTTCTACAATCCATTTCTCGAATAGGTCTGGATAGTTGTCAATCAAATATAATGAACTCATCATATTGATGTCGAATTGTTTTGTTGATTTGAATCCTGCGTTATTTAAAGCAGTGTTAAGACTACCTAATGCAAATGATGGCGTTGATGTTGACCATTGTGGACACAATGCTAATGCTATTTTTAGGTCTTTCTTTTTCATCATACAAAAGTATCCCCTACTGCCCAACAAACACAAGAGTATCTGTTTCCCTTTGTTATAGGTGTAACTTGGTGTCCTGCAAAAGCTGGATGAATAACTAATTTACCCATTTCTGGTTCTACTATTGTTCCATCAAACATATGAAACTCTCCACCCTCGTACTCGGAAGCGTCGTTTAGAAATACAATACAAGTTAATTTTAGTGAACTATAATCTTTATAATTATGAAAATCAGAGTGTGGATTATAAGAATCATTTTTATCGTATCTGTGTGCTTGTATTCTATTGTGATAAATACCTGTTATATCATACTTGAAATGAACTTGATTTGCTATTGTGATTGCGTTCCAAAATTTATTTAATATTTTTTCATCATCATTTCTACTGATGTTCAGTAAACATTCATTTTCACCCCATTTAAAATTTAAACTATGTTCTGATTTTGGTAATTCGTGTCCTCGTTTTCTTTCTGCGTTTTCATCAATATATTTTCTTAACATAGCACACTCATCATTAGAGAAAAAGTTTTTTCTCGTAACAATCCACCTAAAATTTTGATTTAATTTTAGGTCGTTCATATCTATTTTCTTATACATTGATATACCCTTTTATATACTCCGCAAACTTTCTATGACTCTTTTCATTTGGGTGTCCGTTTTCACAAAAAGACTTTTTTATTTTACTAATGTTTTCTAACACTACTTCATAAAATGGTTTATCAGTAAAGTTATTCAAAAAAATATCTTTATGTGATTTACCAAATGAAAAAAATAATATATGATTTACATCAATCGACTCTAAAAATTTTTGGAATAAAATTATATCATAGAAATCCCAATCAAATTTAGAACGACTTTCTGCTGTAAATCCTATAATAAATATTGTTTTATCAATAAGTTTTTCATTTTTGTAAATCCAATCCATAGTATTTTTGATTATAGTTTCATTACTACAAGCAGAAATTGCTTCATTTATTTCCTCAAGATTTAAATCATTACACAATAATTTACTAAATCTTTGTTGAGTTCTATCTTGAAGTTCATCTCCGTCAACCCAACTACACCCATTTGCATATAAATATTTATACAAAGGTGTCTCCCAACATAAACTCTTGAATACAATATCTAACACCACTCTCTACTGGCGTAACTCTATGAAACAATAATGGACAAAATACTAATAATGTTCCTTTTTCTTTTGGCATTTCATAAAATTCTAATGTCTTTGGGTCTTGGATTGCTAATTGTGTTGAACCACCCTCGTAATCTTTTGGGTCTGATAACTGAATAATCATAGCAAGTTTTCTTGTAGAACTTTTACCATTGTTAAAATCTGAATGCCAAGTAAAGAAATCACCTGGCAAATACTCTATCATTTTCATATTGTTTTCAACCTCTTGAACATCAAAGTTCCAAGACAATTGATTACAAACCTTACCTGCTACGAATAACTTCTGTTGTAATGAACTATAATCCCCTACAACATAATCTCTCATATCTTTATGTAAATACCACTCCGTTACATTTCTAAAATCTGTATTGTGGTCATCTCCAATGTGGTCGTCTAAACAACCTTGCTCACCTTTTTCGGTGTTTTTAATTCTTTCAACCAATTCATCACACTCATCACTTGTTAAAAAGTTTGGTCTTGACATATACCACTGCCAGTTATTGTTTTGTTTCATTTCCAAGTATCTCCGTTCATCCAAGTTATCAATGAGTATCTTCTACCTTTTGTAATTGGTGTGACTCTATGTGATAAAAATGATGGAAAGATTATTATACTTCCTCTTGTTCTTGGTGCAGTATAGTTTTTTTCACCTGAATCGTCTGTGATTCCAAATTCTAAATCTCCACCCTCATATAATGTTTCATCTGATAATTGAACCACCGCTGTTAACTTTCTTGTTGAAGTTTCTTTTGCTCCTGTATCGGTATGCCATTTATATTTACCACCATTTTCGTATCGTAGTATTTTTACCCTTTCCATTTCTTGTATATTATAATCATAAATGGAATGATTGGATAATTCAAAAACCATTTTTAGTTTGTTGTTTAATTTTTCGTTATTGATTACAACTTCTTTATTATCACGAACTTTTTTGTTCAAAATGTTATCATCATAATTACCAGCAAGTTCTGATTCAGTTGGTTGGCCTGTTTCTAAGTATCTCATTAATTTTTGACATTGACTTAGGGATAAAAAATTTTCTTTATGAACTACGAATTGAAACCTATCATTTTGTTTCATATAACCTCTTTATTTTGGTGGTAAATTGTGAACCACGATATCACTTTGGAAGTAAGTGTCAATATCTTCAACATCTAATGAGTATTGTTTGACTGATTCACTAACCTCTGATATTGATGTTATCTCCACCTCTGCTTCAGATGAATTTAAAAAGTAATTACCAACTGATAATCCTTCATCTGGCTTTTTCCAAGACCAAGTGTCTCCAATCTTGGTAAAATATTGTATTCCTTTATGCATTGCCTGGTCTGAGTATGGAATCTTTATAGAACCATTGACTAACATATAACCAAATGCTTCTGATTCAAATGTTCTAACAACTACCGAACCTGACAT